CACTTGATGGTAAGGATACGAATTTATCAGAGAACGATATTGCTAGAAGAAACACGATAGTTAAACTTCTAAGTGATTGGGGATTGGTGACTATGAAAGGAACACCAGAACCGATTGCACCATTAAGTCAAATTAAAATTATCGCATTCAAAGAAAAAGATGAATGGATATTAGAAACTAAATATAACATAGGTAAAAAGAAAGAGGTAGAGTAATGGCATATTCAAATAAAGTTTTAGACCATTATGAGAATCCTAGAAATGTAGGTTCTTTTGATAAAGAAGATAAAAATGTTGGCACTGGTATGGTCGGAGCACCTGCTTGTGGCGATGTCATGAAACTTCAAATTAAAGTAGATGATAATAACATTATAACAGACGCTTGTTTTAAAACTTATGGTTGTGGTTCAGCAATTGCCTCATCATCATTATTAACAGAATGGGTAAAAGGTAAAACACTTAATGAAGCAACAGAAATTAAAAATACAGATATTGCAGAGGAACTTGCACTACCACCAGTAAAAATTCACTGTTCAGTTTTGGCAGAAGACGCTATCAAAACTGCTATCGCAGACTTACAAGAAAAACAAGAAGCGATGGGTAAGTGGCAACCTCAAAAATAAATTATGGAAAACTTCAAAAAATTTCTATCTGAGCAATCAGATGAAAAACCTTATAAACTAATTGTTTTTCAAAACTCTGGTGATGATATAAGAGATGTTAAAGATAGTGCTTTAGGTCAATTAACAGAGCTTCTTAAAAAAGCAGCAAAGTCTGCTAACATAGAAATATATTTTGTAGATTTTACAGGCCTATATGTTTCAAAGAAAAATAAAAAACAATATATTAATGCATTTCCATTTGATGATGATGGGTATGTTGATTTACCAGATAGTAAAGATAAAGGCCCAAATATATATCAAAAACCCATAGAAATTAATACAGAAAATACTATTATTATGCCAAGAGGTCTAGGAACTGCTGGTATGACTAATAATCAAACTTGGACAGATATAATTAAAGATTTTGAGGGGCAAGGGTTTTTAACAATACCATCTATAGAAAATTGGATTAATTGTAGTAGTAAATATTATACAGATATACTTTGTAGAAAAGCAGGACTTAGGACACCCAAAACAGTTCCAATTACATATTCAGAAGATACTGAAAGAGTAATTGAAGAATTAGATAAAAAATTTCCTGTTATATTAAAAACATCAACAGGTTCTCAAACTGGTGTTGGTGTTGTTATAGTAGAAAGTATGAGGTCACTACATGCTGCTGTGCAGATGTTAAAGTTGTATGAAAAACACATGCCTATTCTTATTCAAGAATATATAAAAACAGATTATGATGTTCGTGTTGTAATACTTGATGATAAGATTTTAGGTTCTGTTAAAAGAGAAGTTATTTCAGATAATGATTTTAGAAGTAATATATCTTTGGGTGCAGAGGCAACAAATATAGAATTAACTGAAATAGAAAAAAAAGATTCAATGACGGCTGCAAAGGCTGTTGCTGGTAGATTGGTTGGTGTTGATTTTATACCAGCAAAAAACAGAGAAAAAGAACAACCTTATATACTGGAGGTAAATGCTATGCCTGGTTTTGGTGGTATTGAAAAACTTAAAAAAGGACTTACACAAGAAATACTAGAACATTTTAAAAATAGAAACAATTGGAGAATAGATAATGATTAATGCACTAAGAAAAAAATATGAGGCAGAGATTGAAGCTGCAAAAGCGAACATTGATGTCTATATAAAAAATCCAGTAGGTATTGGTGAACACCCAGACCTAGTTGCAGCTATGGATACAGAAATGACTAAGTTGGCAGACGCTTCTGATAAACTCGCAACACTGAACTCATTCTATCCAGAAACAGCAGAACAATTTTTACAAGAGGAAGAAAATTTATAATTGACAAAACCTGTTGAATCTAATATAATTATATCATGCAATTTTATACTAATGTGACCCCTTGGGGCAACAATCTGCTTGTCAGAGAATATGTGAATGGTGAAAGAATTAATCGAAAGGTTAAGTATTCCCCTACTCTATTTTGTAAAGTTCTAAAAGAGACTGGTTATAAAACTCTTGATGGACAAAATGTCACACCTATTAAACACGAAACTATCAAAGAGGCAAAAGAATGGTTAAAGTCTTATGAAGACCAACCACATCTAATCTTTGGAAATACTTTATTTCAGTATAATTATATTGCAGATTCATATCCTACTTATGTGAAATGGGATATTGATAAAATTCTTGTTGTCACTATGGATATAGAGGTGGCATGTGAAAATGGATTTCCAAATCCAGAGAATGCGATTGAACCTTTACTATCAATCACAATTAAAAATCATCAAAATAAACAAATAGTAGTTTGGGGTATAGGTGAATATAAAAATAACAGAGAAAATGTCACTTATATTAAATGTGAAACTGAACAAGAATTAATAAAAGAATTTTTAACATTTTGGCAAAAACATCAACCAGATGTAATCACAGGTTGGAATACAGAATTTTTTGATATACCATATCTATGTAATCGTATTAAAAATTTATATGATGAAAAAGAAGTAAATAGACTTTCGCCTTGGGGTAATGTATCAGACAGAGAAGTTTATCAAATGGGTAGAAGACATCAAGTTTACGATATTCAAGGTATATCACATTTAGATTATTTTGATTTATATAGAAAGTTCACATATACTAGTCGTGAGAGTTACAGACTTGACCATATCGCTCATTTAGAGTTAGGTGAGAGTAAAGATGACAATCCATACGAAACATTCCGAGAATGGTATCTAAAGGACTTTCAATCGTTCATTGACTATAATATACAAGATGTTGAGATAGTAGATAGATTAGAAGATAAATTAGGTCTTATTGAATTATGTTTGACTATGGCATATGACGCTAAAGTAAATTATATGGATGTATTAGGTTCTGTAAAATATTGGGATATACTCATTTATAATGAACTAAGAAAAAAGAATGTTGTAATACCACAAAAGATTCAAAGAAAAAAGAATGAAAAGTTTGAAGGTGCATATGTAAAAAATCCAATCACTGGCATACACAAATGGGTTATGTCTTTTGATTTAAATTCTTTGTATCCTCATCTTATAATGCAATATAATATTTCACCAGAAACATTAGTTGCAGATAAAAAAATTAAAAATATGTCAGTTGAAAAATTACTAGATAAAAAAGTAGATACATCTATATTAAAAGATGTGACATTAACACCAAATGGTGCTTTGTTTAAAACAACAAAAAAAGGATTTTTGCCTGAACTCATGCAAAGACTGTATGATGACAGGGTCAAATTCAAACAGTTAATGTTGGAGGCGAAGAAAGATTATGAAAGAACTAAAGACCCAAAACTTAAAAAAACAATCTCAAAATTCCACAACATCCAAATGGCAAAAAAGATTTCTCTTAATAGTGCATATGGTGCTATTGGTAATGTCTGGTTTAGGTATTATAATCTTTTGGTCGCTGAAGCAATTACTACCAGTGGTCAATTTTCTATTCGATATATTGAACATTCTCTTAATGGGTATCTTAATAAAATACTTGAAACCGATGGAGAAGATTACATTATTGCGAGCGATACAGATTCGGTGTATATATGTTTTGACAAACTTGTTAACAAAGTATTCAAAGGAGAACAAGACAAACGAAAAATCGTTGACTTCTTGGACAAAGTCGCTACAGAAAAAATCGAACCTTTTATTGATAAGTCTTATCAAGAACTCGCTAAATATGTAAATGCATATGAACAAAAAATGCAAATGAAAAGAGAAGTAATCGCTGATAAAGCTATTTGGGTTGCAAAGAAAAGATATATTTTAAATGCACATGATGTTGAGGGAGTTAGATACAAAGAACCTAAACTAAAAATTATGGGTATTGAATCTGTTAAGTCATCAACCCCAGCACCATGTCGTGAAAAAATTACTCAGGCATTAAAAATTATAATGAACGATGATTCTAAAACTCTAAATAATTTTATACAAGATTTTAGAAAAGAATTTATGACACTAAAACCAGAGATGGTAGCGTACCCACGCTCTGTAAATGGATTAAACAAGTGGACTGAATCACATAATCTATTTAAGAAAGGAGCACCAATACATGTGAAAGGTGCAATATTATACAATCATCTTGTTAAGGATAAAAAATTACAAGGAAAGTATCCTTATATACAAGAGGGTGATAAGATTAAATTTTTACACATGAAAACACCAAACACATATCAATCGACATCAATATCATTTATGACTAAATTGCCAGAAGAATTAAATTTAAATAATTTTGTTAATTATGAAATGCAATTTGAAAAGTCTTTCGTAGAACCTTTAAAGTTTATTACTGATATAATTAACTGGCAGATTGATGGTAGTTATGGAACACAAGGAACACTGGAGGATTTTTTCTGATGGCAGGAAAAGGAGATAAAAGAAGACCAACACAAGTTGACCACGAAACATATTCTGATAATTATGATAGAATATTCAAAAAGAAAAAAAAGAAAAAAGAGATTGGTGGTCGCAAAGGCCCTGAACCTACAAGATATGGTGACTGGGAAAAGTCTGGGCGATGTATAGATTTTTAACAAACAGGAGAACATTAATATGAATGACTTTTTAAAAGATGTTATTAAAGAAACAGGAAACGAATATGCTGGTATTGTTTCTGATGGTGTTGAAGCTGGAGATGTAGATAATTTTATTGATACAGGTTCTTACATATTCAACGCTTTAGTTTCAGGTTCACTTTATGGTGGACTTCCACAAAATAAAATAACTGCTCTGGCTGGAGAAAGTGCAACAGGTAAAACTTTCTTTCTTATGGGTATGGTCAAAAACTTTTTAGACCAAAATCCAAATGCAGGCGTTGTATATTTTGAATCAGAAAGTGCAATCACTAAACAGATGGTGATTGATAGAGGTATAGACGCTAATAGAATGGTGATTATGCCTGTGACAACAGTACAAGAGTTTAGACATCAAGCACTCAAAGTGTTAGATAGATATATGCAACAAGATGTAGATATACGAAGACCACTCTTTATATGTTTAGATTCACTTGGTATGTTATCAACTACAAAAGAAGTAGAAGATACTGAGGCAGGAAAAGAAACTAGAGATATGTCAAGAGCACAAATACTCAAAGCTGCATTTAGAGTTTTAACTTTGAAACTTGGAAAAGCAAAAGTGCCAATGGTTGTAACGAATCACACATATGATGTAATCGGTTCAATGTTCCCAACTAAAGAGATGGGTGGTGGTAGTGGATTAAAATATGCTGCTTCAAGTATCATTTATCTTTCAAAGAAAAAATTTAAAGATGGAACAGAAGTAGTTGGTAATATTGTTCATTGTAAAAATCATAAATCAAGATTGACTATGGAAAATAAAATGGTTGATGTTTTATTGACTTATGATAAAGGACTTGACAAACATTATGGATTACTTGACTTGGCAGTAGAACATGGTATATTTAAACAAGTGTCTACTCGTATTGAATTACCAGATGGTAGTAAACAATATGCCAAAACAATTAACAATGACCCAGAAAAATATTTTACAGAAGATGTAATGAAACAATTAGAAGAAGTTGCATTGAAAGAATTTAAATATGGCAACGATAATTAAGAATTGTTGTACACCACTATTTCTAGATTTTTTAAAACATCAAGTTTGTAAATCTAGAAAGTGGAACTTTAATTATCCTATGGGTAAACCATTTGAGGATAAACATGCAAAGATTGATATCATACAAGGTGACACAGTGCATGATGATTTTTTGAGCGGCGTGTCTATGAGTTTATTAATGTTAATTCATGAGAAAGCAAAACAACAAAATATTGATGTTCCCCTAAACTTATTGTTTTGTGGTGTATCTATGAAAGATAAACATAGAGAAGATAATATACACACAGACCATGAAAAAGATGAACTCAAAGACACGCCAATCATTAAAGTATTAGGAATACTAAATTCAGATTGGAATCATGAAACCGATGGTGGTGGATTCGAACATGGTAATGATACTCACGAATTAGAAGCTGGTAACTTTATTGTGTTCGACCCAAGAATAAAACATAGGGCAGAAGATATTAAATCAGATAAAAAAAGAATAGCAATAGATTGGACTTTACAAAATGGATAGATTAATAAAAGTTTACGATAATGTAATTGATATACAGACTTGTGATAACATTGTTAGTAAGTTTGAACAGTTTGAAAATCAACATGAATCATTTGATGATAGAGGAATGATTTTTACACAATTAAATATGGCAAAGTCACCACAAATTTGGAGTGCAGAAATAGAAAAATTTACAGAGATTTTTCAAAATGCATTTACTAAATATTTGACAGATACAAAAGTTACACCACAACAAATACCAAATAATTATATGTGGGAACCCATTCGTATAAAAAGATATTTACCAAACAACTATGATGAATTTAGACCACATGTAGATGTAAAAAGAAAAGAATCATCTACAAGATTTTTATCCATGTTTGTATACATGGTAGATAATAAAAAAGGAAAAACAATATTTCCAAATTTAGATATAGAGGTAGAGTGTAAGAAAGGTAGTATGTTAATATTTCCACCAATGTGGCCTTGGTTACACGCTGGACAAAAACCAGCAAGAACATCAAAATATATTGTGCAGAGTTATTTACATTATGTCTAATATCAAAGATAGTTATGTTTTTGTAGAAAGTAAGTCACAAGACCAAACTTGTATTGGTATCAAGGGTGGAAAGTTTGCTGGTGTAATTTATAAGTATGGAAAAGTTTCAATAGGTGAAGAAACAGAAGATGGTCATATGCCATTTAAATTTGAATTTGACATTGTTGATAATAATTCAGTGCCAAGAGAAGAATTTGGGAATGATTGGATAAATTTAATAGGTGATATATTAGTAGATATTATGGAGGAACAATATGGAGAATCAGACAATAGAGAGAACTACTCTTAGTAATCTCATACACAACGAAGAATATTCTAGAAAGGTTTTACCTTTTATAAAAGCAGAATACTTTGATGTAAGAGAAGAAAGAATAATCTTTGATGAGATACAAAAGTTTGTAGATAAGTATAATAAAATACCTAACCAAACATCGTTAGAGATTGAGGTCAGCACAAGAAAAGATTTAAATGATACTGAACACAAAAAAATTGTTGATATTATTAAAACTCTTAAAAAAGATGATATAGATTTTGACTGGTTAGTAGACACAACAGAAAAGTTTGTAAAAGATAAAGCAATCTATAATGCAATCGTAGAGGGTGTTGGTATTATAGATGGTAAATCTAAAAATAAAACGCCAGATTCTATTCCAAGTATTTTAACAGAGGCACTCGCAGTCTCATTTGATAATTCTGTTGGTCATGATTATCTAGAAGACCATGAGGCAAGATTTGATTTCTATCATCACAAAGAAGAATCGCAGAAAGAATAGACGCTAACATGATGAATATTAGTATTCCAGATTTACATGATTTACCTAAGAAGATGTTCAATGATAAAATTGCAAAGTTGCAAAAGAAAGCAAAAGGTAAATTAATTATAAAAGAATATCCAACTGCCTCGGCACACAGTGGTCACTTTAGAGGATTACTGAAAGAACTTGCAATCAAAAAATCTTTCAAACCAGATATTATTTTTATTGATTATCTAAACATTTGTGCTTCAAGTAGATTTAGGGCAGGTAGTTCTATGAACTCTTATACAATTATTAAATCTATTGCAGAAGAACTTAGAGGACTTGCAGTAGAAACAAATGTTCCAATCATGTCGGCAACTCAAAC